GGCGTTCATATCGCGGCCAGTGTAACCACCGGCATAGTTTGGTTGCATCATGTCCTTTACAAAACCAAATCCGGCCATGCCACCTTGCATAGCTGACATTGCAGGGTCGTTGTAATTTGGCTGTACTTGTCCTACCGAGTTTGGCGCTTTGCCCAGCATACCACTCATGTAACCCTTATACTGATTCATACCGAAATCTCGGTTTCCTTCGTAGCGAGCTTGAGCATCGTCCATCCCAGCTTGGTCGTAGCCTTGCAGGACATTGCCTGCGTTCATCCCAAAGTTGGCACCCTCGCCCAGTGTATTTAGGCCGTCAGAGTAGGCGGAGCGGATTGCGTTGTTGGCAGATCCTGCTCCGGTAAGGGCATCGCCCTGTTGGTTAAACTGTGCGTTCTGTTGAGCCAAGGACCTAGCCATAAAGGCATCATTGATACCGGCTGAAACATCAGCGCGTCGGTCATCGTAACCGCGATTTGCGATAGCCTCTTGGACACCAGCCCTGCTCGACGCTGTGTTGCCCGAGGCACTTGCGCCTTGGTTGATGGACGGCAGTACGTTCTCTTGTAGGTTGCGACGATCATCGCGCATTGCGGCGTCAATCATCGGCTGAGAGTTGTTCAAGGCATACTGCTGCGCGACAGCCATGCGGTCTGTGTTGGCGGCGTTGTCTGCCATGCTGGTGTACCGGCCATAGAGGTCCTGGCTTTGATTACCGAAGCCTGAGAACTGATCCATCATACCAGCGCCGCGATTAATCATGGAACCACTTGCGCCACCCATAGCCGTTGCTGTGTCGGTAGAAAAGGCGTTAGGTCCTGCGTAGGTCGGTCCTTGGTAGTAACCCTGATCTAGAACGTTTGTCAGGGCACCTTGACCGCCCGTCAGCGCCGAATCGACATAAGGTTTATATTGGTTGAAGCCCGCCATCTGTGCCGCTGTCGCTGCGTCCATCGCTTTGGATTGCTTGTTTGCGCCCATCAGGCCGGTAAGCCCGCCGATAAGTGCGCCCGCTAGTGGTAGTCCCATAGGGCCTCCAATTCTTTTTAAAATGCCTGTGTGTGTTTGTGCTTGTGATATCCGCTGCTAAAGGGCGTCGTAGCCCCAGCGGATAATCATGCTTCCGTCAGTTCCATTCACGACAGTGTGCTCCGCGCTGGGAGGGCTAGGTGCCGTCGAGCCACCGCCAACAGTAGCGGATACCACGGAGCCTTGCCCCGACGCCAAGCGGCTGAACAATGCGATACCTGAGCCACCGCCGCCACCGCCGCCCGAGCCCCGGCCACTAGTAAATGGATCTGCGCCGCCAGCGCCACCATAGTAACCGGAGCCGCCGCCACCACCGCCGCCGATTGAGGTGATTGGGTTCGGTGAGAATTGCCCTGACGCTTGACCAGCATGACCGCCTTGTAATGGCCCTGCGACCGAAGATAAGGCGTGGCCGCCATCTGCGCCATTGTTATTATAACCTGCGGCAATTGTTGTCCCACCGTCACCGCCACCAACCGAGCCCAGACCTGAGCCACCGTTACCATCGGTGCCAGCCGTACCGTTTTGATTAAATCCGCCACCATTTCCGCCACCACCACCCTGTTGATTATCATCTGTTCCTGCAGATCCACCGCCGCCACCCACGATTAGGACAGCGTTGTCATGGGCCAGGTTAGTATCTGTTGCGGAATTAAGAAATAGCCCCGTGAACCCACCACCATCGCCGCCAGCGCCTCCGCCACCTGGGGACGATCCAGCACTGCCACCTGCCTGATGAGAAACGCCGAGTCTTACAATTCTTCTGTTAAACCAGCTTCCGCTAGTTGTAGTTGAGTTTGTTGGCGGGTCGTTGAAGTAGTTATTGCCTGCAGCGCCAACTACAATCTTGGCATTTGATACTTCGTCACCAGACATTATAATGCGCGCTTTACCGGAACCCCCATCGCCTGCAGCTCGAGGGGCAATAGTGTCCATAGTGCCAGGCGCACCAGAGGCACCATACATTTCAAACTCAAGCACAATCTCATCGGCAGAGGCGACGGTGAAGGGCAACAGTGAAGCTAAGGAGCCACTGAAAGCAGAGCTTTGACTGAAGCTACTAGGTGTTGGTACAAAGAGACCACCAACAGCGGTTAAGTTGCCCGAAACGGGCTCCCAGTTGTTGCCATTGTACACGACAAGGCCAGAGTGGCCCGAGATAGGTGTCCAAGGCGCTACGGAATACCGAACCATGCCTCGACGCTTTTGCTGGGGCTCTGCGTCGGCTATCAAGATTGTTGCTTCAGTCACTGAAGATATTGTGCGCTCGATATTCTGAAATTCGTTGCCAAGCACGTCGCGTAGTTCACCGGTAGGTAGGACTCGGCGGCTATATCTTTGCACAATTGCATCGGTTCGATCACTTATAATGTCGCGATGAATCCGCGTGAACGAGCCGCATGTGATCTTACCGTGAGCCGCCCCACGGAAGATGGCCTTAGCATCTAGGGTTGCCAGAGTTGTAATGTCTGCTGTTGCTGATTGGTACCAAACCCCTACGCGACGCGCACTTGCAGTTGCAGTCACTGCTACGTTTTCAGCGGCTGCTGCAAGCCTAGCGCGTAAGCAAACTCCCGATCCGGCAGCAGTCACGTCCACAGAAGCTTGTGCCAGCTTAAAGTCAATAACTAAGGCATCCGAGATACCTGTGATCGCAAGGCTAGCTGTTGAACTGGTCGCGCCGCGAACCCTGGCAAAAGAAGCGGCGCTATCAACAGCAAGAGTTCCGGTTGCGGGCGACATCGTTTTAATTTTGGATGCAACAGCTACAGAGGTGGCGGCGATATTCCCTGCGCCAAGAAATCCAAAGACAACAGAGGCGGTAACATCAGGGGTAACGGCTAAAGCTTCAGAGCCTGATACCTGTCGGCTGCGGAAAGCTGCTCCACTGACATCTACAACGGGAGCGTTACCTGATCCAACGCGCTGTCTTGCGCGAGCGTAAGGAGCAGCGTTTCCAGAGACTGTGATTGGCGCTGCATCAGTGAAGCCCGTTACGCGGTTGTAGATCTGAGGCGTACTTGCTGTGACACCGATTGCGCCAGTAGCCTGAGCGTGGATTAAGTGAAGCTGGATGCAGTTTGCGGTGGCCGTCGTTTCGATAGTACCTGTGCCAAGCACAAGCCTGTGTCTGGTAGACGCCGTAGGAGAGGCGTTGGCGCTGATATCGCCAGAGCCTTGTGGATATTGGACGTGCAACGCAGGAGAGGTCGTTGCATTAAAGACAATATCGGCTGAGGTCGTAGAAGTCTGTACTACCTTTGAGCCGTAGTTTACGGGGTCGGGCAGCACGGTTGCCGTGGCACTAAGGGATGCAGTAGCCGCAGAGCCTGTCGCACCTAGGACGCACAAAGCGTTCCCTGTGCCTGTCGCGGTGATGCTACCAGAGCCCGCTGCGTAGAAGATGCCGCTTGCGCGGACGTTATCACTGATTACAGCGTCATTGCCTGTGCTGCTTTCTACTTGTCGAGCGCGGCCCGCTTCAGAAACTGCGACACTAACGGAGATATCGACGTTAGAAAGAAGCACAACTTCAATCGCACTTGCATACGAAGAAGCAGTGACCGCAACGCCACCTGAGCCCGTGGCAGAGCCTAAGATCCTGCTTGCGACGCCTGTGCCTGTGAATATTGTCGTTGACCCTGTGTCAGTGCGAGCGTGAAAGACCCCGCTGGCTGTAACGCCTGATGTGACCTCAACAGCGCCCGCGCCTGATGTGCTGACGAAGGGGGATCTTGCAACCGCAGTGCCGGTGACAGCTAAAGTGGCTGTGGCAGTGACTGCTTGTATTGTAGCTGGCTGCGCGGCGGTGCCGGTGACCGCGATACTTCCGCTAGCAGGGTGTGACTGCAGGATGTTGGTCGAGGTGCCAGTGGACGTCGATCCATCGGTCCCAAGGACCTGACCGCCCATAGGCGCGGTTTCGAAGGCTCCATACGACGGGGCGCTAGACGCCGGTGCTGGTACGGCTGCAAGAGGTTCGCCGATGAGTGGATGGAAGCCTAGCATCTCTGGTTAGCTCTGTGCGCTGAATTGAAATACTGTGTCGTAAGTTTGTCCGACGATATACATTTTATGGCCGCTGGCGCTAAATGTAATGTCATGGATAGACCCATGACTAGATTTGCCTAAATCTGTATCAATGTCGTAGCTACTGGAATAGCTAATTGTTGAGGCGTCCCAGCCAGTGCTGGCAGAGTATTCATAAATATTACCGCCACTATAACCAGTAACAAATAGCTTTGTGCCAGCACTATTCATGGCTAATCCTTCACAGTCGGTAGTCTGCGTAGACAAGCTAAATGAATTACCGGAATCACTGACGGTTGATAAATCAAAGCCAGTGCTGAGATTGTATTGTTTTATATTGTCAGTGGAATTATTTAAGCTAAAAAGTCGTGTGCCATCGGCACTAAAGGCAATTCCTTGACTGCCATTGCCAACCACAAAGCTATTGTTGGTATATGTTATAGTGCTTGACAGGTCGAAAGCTGTACTAAGCGTGTACTCAAACAATTTGCCTGAAGATGCATTCGTCAGAATGAACATTTTAGTGCCAGTTGAGTTAAACAGCACCTTATATATATTGTTGTTATCTTGTGTCGGATTGAAGCTACTATTAGCAGCGCTTGCAGTACTCACGTCGTGAGCAGTTGATAAATTGTAGCGGATAACGGAATCTTGCTGAACGCCCGCGATAAACATCTTTGTGCCATCGGGGCTGAAAGTTACGCTGCGCGGATGGTTTTCTTGCGAGGCCACAGAAAACGACTTACTGTCGTAGCTGCCATTTGCCAAATCATAGCCGAAACTTAACGTAAACGCCGACACAGCTTGGCTGACCGAAGCGCCGTCCGACGCTGAGAATGTCAACGAGAAGCTGCCCTCATGCGCTGAATTAGTGCTGGGCGTGATGGTAAACACATTGTTATTCTGGCTGACCGTTGCGGTGCTGCCTAGGCTGCCTGATGTGACCGTGTGCGAAAACGTGATGGGGAAGCCTTCGGGGTCTGTTGACGTGAGCGTGACCGTGGTTGCTGTCCCGTCAGACGCGAGCGCATAGCTTGCGTTTGCGCCAGTTATGGCGGTGGGGGCGGTGTTGGTCAAAGTTGCAATGAGCCACCAGCCGGTCGCTGTATACATGTAGAGCTTTTTCGTGGCGTTAACCATAGCAATGTCACCGACAACCATGCCGGTCGCGGCTGTCAAATCGTTGATCGTGGCGTATACGACCGGCCCAAGATCGGCGGCGGCGGCGGTTATAAAGACGACAGAATCGGTGGTCGCGGTAATGGCATTCCCGCCATTGCTGGACTCTGTCGGCGTACGGGTAAGCGTAGTCCCAGACGCCGTGTAAACACCGCTGCCTAGTTCCCAGCCGCCGCCAGTAGCGTTTTCTATGGTGTAACGCACCGTTGAGCCGGTTGCGACGTTTGCGTCGGCCAGCGTCTGATATCCCGTTGATGCGGCTCCTAAAGTTAGCGTGCCGGTCCCTGACGAGGCGACTGCGGTGATTGCTTGCTTTACGCGGTTTGCGAGTGTGACCATCTTTGTCTCCTTATCTGCTTACGCAAACATGTGATCGTCGCTAGGATAGCTAATCTTTGCCCAAGCGTGTAAGTTGACACACTGCACGTGCGATTAAATACTGAGCCGGATAGCATCACGGCGCAGACGCCATATCTGACCCGTAAATGCCCTTGAAAACATTGTGGATTGCTATTTTATTAGCGTCAGAGGGCTCGTGATCATAAATAATCATAGCTCTAAGTTCAATGCCATACGGGGGTTCAACAGTTGAGTGCGCTGCTCTAATTCCAGTGTCAAGGCGCATGTTGTTGATCATGAAGCTGTGGTATTGGGCTTGCTTTGTTGAATCTACAGTATAATTTCCAACGTTTGTCGTGCCCGAACCTGTGGTCAACTCCATCGCAATTTGGTAATCTTCTCCATAAGGAACTAGATTGGCAAGGCTTTTCGGCAACATGGCCCCATCGACCCAGACCTCAGAATACTCTTGGGTGCCGAATGGATTTACGTTTGCAACCGAAGTTGTGGTATTCCCTGACCCAGTGTTCAAACCATAATCACCACGGGTAGTGGCATATGTACTGTCAACAAATTTGATTGCAGGATAGCCCCCACTTGGTCTGCCAATAAACCCGCCATAGCCTGTACCATTGGTTGAATGGTCGCTCCAAGCGTGGCGAAGTATAGCGATGAAATACACTGGGGCAGTTGCGCTGTAAGCATGTGTGCTGCTGAAATGTTCGAATGCACTGCCACCACCCGTGGCTTTACCCAAGCTAAATGAAGGCTTGGAGCCTGTGCCGCTAGAATTGTAAACCATACTTCCGTCAGTGGCTAAGGTCAGGTGATAACCATTGCCGGATAAGTCGGACCATGTGCTCCCAGATCCGTTATAGCTTGCGGGATCACCAGCGTCATAATAAGCGACCATTCCTGTATCGTAAAGAAAGGATAGTTTTGCCTCTGTTGACTGGGCCGAGGTCATAACTCCATCGGAAGCTTTGATTCTGAAATTGAAGGTCCCCGCGTTTGCTATATTGTTTGTACCCACAAGCGAGAAAACGCCTGTACTTTGATTTATTGTTGGGGCTGACGCAAGCTGAGGTGGCAATGTATCGTGATCATAATACGTCGTTCCGTTCCACCCGTCCCAAGCGTATTTTATGGGAAACCCGCTGTCGTCAAGGGCACGTCCATCTAATGTAATGGCAGTTGACCCGTCGTTTTCCAAACTAATTCCAGAAGGCAAGGAGCTCAAAAAGAACGGGGCTGCATTGTCCCCTAAGTCCCCAGCGGTAATGCCAATAAATACCTTTGCACTTGAGGTCAGGTTCAATGCAGCATTGTTAGCCGCGCTGCTTTCCTCAACCGTCCTCACGAGCACAGTGCTGTTGTTGCTTACTGCAGCCGTGCCGATCTCCCAATCTGCGCCATTGTTATCTTCGATTATGTACCTGATCTGGTCGCCGTCTGAGACCCCACTGTCTAGGAAGCTTTGGTAGCCTGCGACAGCGGATGCCAAGGTTATGTTCCCTGTGCCCGTCGATGATATGGTCATCTTGGCCCTATTGGCGAGCTTTGCCATATTACTGTGTCCTCTTTAATGTAGTCATGCCGCAGTCACCGTATACGACGAAGCTGGGATTCGAACGACGTCGCGGTTTTCGTAAGCTTCGATGTCGCTGTCAAAGCTGCCGCGCATCAGCAGGTTTCCAGTCGTAGGTTCTTCGGCGTCGAAGATACCCCAGCCAGTGCATATGCTGTAATGTGCTGCAGATGCAGGCCCGCGATATGCCCACCAGTCAAAGTATTCATGGGTGCCAAAACCGTCACCGAACCACTGAGTCTGATATCCTGGGCGAGTCTCAATAAGACGCCAACCATAAAGAGCTTGGTAAGGAACACCGCCTGTTAGGTTTGTGTATCCACCGACGCGCTGATAGCTAGCTGCGACCTGCGGAAACTCAACTCGGTCGGTCCACGTTCGTAGCTCAGTTGCGCCACTGTTTTCTTTTCGATTGTTTGTTGAGTCCCAATTGTTGCTGCGGGCCGAACTATTGTCCCATAGACCATCATCTCGCGTAACTGAGTGATTTAGCGTGGCAGAGTTACCGCTGGCAGCGTTGTAGACCAAGCGGCACCTTTGGTATCCGCCATAGGTCTCTGCAGATCCATTTATGAGGCCAGCGGCGAGAATGCCGTTTGCCGAAGCTTCCGACAAAGTTAATATTGGATTACCATTTCCGTCATGCACAGCAGAGTTTCCGTAGGTTACTGTACCTGACGAGTGGTCGTGCCATCTTGGCTCGTCGAAGCTGCCGCCGCCTAGCGTCGAAAACGAGTTGACTGCTTTGCCCAATGTTGAACCAGTGCGATCTAACGCGAGATACAAAGCAGAAGGCATCGTCCAAGATGTGTTGCGAAGACAATGATCAGACCAAGCTTTGAAGGCATAAGGCTCTAGGACGCCAGAGGTGGCTATGCTTATACCGCCTGCAGGGATTGCAGCGCTATCGCCCACGATTAAGCTGATCGACGAAGGAAAGCTGTCATAGTAGAGTAGGTTTCCGCCTGTCTGAGCGTCAAAGATGCCCCAGCCATGCAGGGTCTCTGGGGAGCCTGTCAAACGTGGGGAATAAATGGTGGCAGAGCTTGAGATTGAGCTATTGCTTGCAGCGTTGAAGCTGATTGCTTGGCGAGCAAGGGATGACTCAGTCCCTGAGCCTGTTTCTCCAAAGCCACCAGCAGTGGTAGAGAGGCCAAGATAAACTGCGGATGGGGCTGCGAAGGCGCTCACTCCAAGTAAGTGGCTTAGGAACCGCGATTCGAGCCAGTCGCTCATAGCACCGCTCAAGTAATCTACTCACGCTGCGGTAATGTCGAGGTCGCCTGCCGCTACCCTAAGCACATCATTGACCTCGATGGTCTTTGCACTTGTAAAGGCACCATGCAGGAGCATATTACCACCTGTGGCTGCATCCCAGAGGGACCAATAGGCCACAGCGCCCCAGTTAGCTGTGACGCACGGAGCGAAATCTACAGTCGCAGTGTTATCCGTAGTTCCGCCTGAAGCGGCATCAAAAGCGATACTAATTCGGGCATAGCCATTCCCAGAAAGCTCGGTGCCACCGGCGTTGTCGCCCATGCTGGCTATGGACAACCCAAGGTATACTGAAGATGGCGCAGTGTAGCTTGTAGTTGCAAGGATATGATCGAGCACCTTGTTTTCGAGGAAATCTGACATTGCAGACATTGTTCATGTTCCTTTTTAGTGAGTTTTACATGGTGTGGATTTGGTAATGCTTTATAAGATTAACTAGCGGCTACCCGTAACTACGACGTCAATGTCAAAGCCTGAGAGGCTGAAATCCTTGGCGTCGGGGACAGTCATTTGGTAGCTCAAGTAGCGACCACCTTGGCGGGTATCGAGCTTGTGATCGACGCTAGTATCAATAGTTTGCACAGCGCCAAAGTTAGGGACACCGGACGCCAACTCAGCCGAGCCAAAGGTAAAGTCAAAGCTCTTGTTACTATTGGCTGTGGACACTTGCGGAATGATCTTGTTGATCACTTTGTAGCCCGTCAAAGGTATCTCGACTTCATCTAGGTCAATCCCCGTGCGCTTGATGAAGGGCAAGGCTGTTGCGACATCATCTCGGGGCTGAGATAGAGAGCCGGTGTCGCTTAGATCAACGCCGTACAACTTTGGCACAGTGATGGCCCTGCCTGCAGCGTTCACAGCTTCCGTGTTGTTGCCTATGCTAGCCATTATAGCGTGGCGGTCAAAGCCAGCGTCTTGAGCGGCATAGGTACCTCCGGCTGTGTCGTAGACGAGGGTCGTAGTGTCATAGGTCCGCACAGAGTTTATGTTAGCTGTAGTGGCGGCAACGACGTGAGGCAGATCCATGAACGACCACGTATTGCTACGGTAGTTATACACAGCAGCCCTGTTAGCTCCCACCGGCGCAAAGGCTGGGTTGTCCGTGGTCATATCGTCGAAGCTAGGGTAGCAAAAGTAAATCTCGGATAGCGGGTGGTTGTGGTAGACAAAGCAATGATGTGTCGCAGAACTATCAAGGCCTTGAAAGATATAGTCGCGGATGCGGTCATCTACGAGACTTTGTTTCGTGGTTGCGTCGTGGCTCCATATATCGTCGGTGTCAAAGACGTAGTGCTTGCCTTCGACTTCAACGACACAGTTCTGGCTTAGAACACCACAGCTACTAAAGATCTTGCGGAAGTTATGGATGAAGGCCCCTCCCACAAACTCCATAAGCCAAACTTGGTCTTGGCTGTAGATAATGAAGTTGGTTCCGAGGCTCAGGCCATCAACGATTGGGGTTTCCATCTGAATGATGTCGTTGGTTCCTGCGCTCCGTGTCGGGTCAGTCTCATCCCAGGTCGTTGGTATAGAGTTAGCCAAGGCAAGGTCACTGAAGCGGACGCGATTGGGATAGCTTGTGCCGTCCTCGCTGGTGTTCAAAGCGACAAGGAAATCGCCGTAGGTTCGCAAAGCGGTTGCCCTGTACGTGTTAGGCCAGAAGGTCAGATCAGCGAACACCGTGCTGTTGGGACCGCGAAACACAGGCACGCGGTCCTCGCGGTTAAGGTAGGTAACGTCGGATAAAACAGTGGTCGTCAAGGAAGCGGCGGGGGCCGCAGACAGCAGCCCGACAGCACCCGAGCGATCTAGGAATGTATTGTTGACGTACTCTTGGATCTTGAACTGATCGGAGACAACGAGGACACTGTCGTACCCTGTGGACGAGTATATGCCGTGGATTAGCGCAGGATTTACTCCGACATCAGACAGCAGGGTGCGGAAGACTGGGGATCGGGAGATTGCACCGTCAGCAAAGCGGACGTTCAGGGCTCGGTCAAAGGCGTTGATCGGCAGGTTATAACCAGCGCCATCGGTGATTACGCCGGTGACGCCGAGGCCACGAATGGGTAAGTTTGGCATGTCAGCTAGGCTCAGTCGGCCATGTGACACTGTGGGGAAACCCTGACTGCTCGGGCAGGTCGCGGAGGGCAATCCTGTAGTTTTTCCAAGCAGACGGCATCGGTGCGACGTCAGTCAAAGCCAACCAGTCACTGTCGGCAAGTAAGGCATTCCTCTCGGCCCTGATGACAGCGGACAAAGCAGCGCTGGTCTCAGCAGGCGTTGGTGCAACGTAATCGCCGTAATCGCTGCTAGCAATGAGCGACAACAAAGCAGTGTTATCGATGGTAGTGTCCGTGTCAGCGGGGTCAAGCGTGTATGGTATCCAGCCGTATCGCGGGTGCTTGATTTCGACATCAAAGCGGGTGTTGTCAGCGTTGAGCGATTGTGCATTTCGTACTTCGTTTATTATTATCACGTTGCTCATGTCTAGCTAATCCTCACAAATACGGTCGAGCACAATCTGCCATTGATGACTACATTACCCATCGCACGCCAAGTTCCACTAGGCGACGACCCACCAATGTGGGCGGCTGTGTTGTCGTTGAAAGAGTTAACTGACGCGAAGCCTGCGTACTTCAGGTCACTACCCGCGTAGCTTGAGCCTGCATTGATATGCCCAGCGGCTGACTTGCCTAAAAAGGCATAGGTCCCAACGTCGCCGAGCGACAGATCTGCTGCCGTGCTAGGGTCAGCAAAGGCTACGGTTCCGGTGCTGGTAACTGTAGGGACTTGGCCTAATGTGCCTGCGATGGCCTCGTAGGCAGAGGACGCATTGCCAACTATGATTTGGCCTTGAGAGACTGAAGGGACCTGTGCGGGGGCTGCTGCCCAAGTGGCTGTGGTTCCATCCGACAACAAAACATAGCCCGCCGCACCCAGGGGCAGCGCAGTAGCCACAGAGCTTGAGTCACCGAGGATCATGCTGCCCTCGGCAAGGGTACCAACGACAGGCAAAGTACCAACGAGGTTGATGTCTGCCGTGGTCACGGTGACGCCATCGAGGATGTCTAACTCAGCAGACGTGAGGCCCGTTGATACACCCGCGAGGACGTTGAGTTCTGCAGAGGACGCAGTGATACCGGAGAGCGTGGCCGCTTGGGTGGCGGCGGCGTCAATCTGCGTGTGAGTGGCGGTGATTGCGCCGGTGACATTAGGAAACGTGGCTTTCAAAGTGCCTTTGATGAGGCGAAAGTGGTCGTCGGCTTGGGCCAAGGCATCTGTTGAAGCAGGGTTCGCTGCGTTGAGCTCATGGATATGCGTGGCGGCTTCTAGGGCCATTGGCGGGGCTCCTGTGTGGGGCTGAGAAGGCGAAGGGGGCGCGTGTTTAACTGAGAGACTTTGATCGAAGAAGCCTAACAACAACAACAACAACGTTCCCTTTACCCTTGTTTTTGAAGTTGACATTGATTTCAGGGGTACGGGGGTGGCAAATGCGGCTCATGGGACCCGCGATGCGGCGTCTCTCTGGCTAAGACATTGATTTTACTAGGTATGTTCTGCGGGGGATATATTATCCCTTGCGGATACGAGGGCTATGATCGACAAACAAAGACATTAGTTCCACATAATGGGAATATTATCTGACCAAGTGGTCAACTTTGTTGTGCAGATAGGGACACGGCGTCCCTCATACTATGCTAACGCATTGGTTTATATCGACATAAAAACAATCATAGCCATCCAGCGGAAGCAACTACCTGCTTGAAGTCTTCGATGCCCAAGACACAAACGTATCTGGCGACACACAAAGATGTACTCAGCTAATCTATCTATTATCGATATGCACTAGCGTAAAACTTAGACACTCTAGACACTCTAGACACTCTAGACACTCTAGACACAATGAAACGACAGACCTGTGCAAAAGCCATCAAAGCAAACTAAAACGTGGGAGATCGTTGTAGTCGCCGAGGCTGAGGTGTCAAAGCACGAAGTCTACGTCGCCTCCGTCTAGTGTTACTTCAGTTATTATTAGCAAATGAACTGCAACAAGGCCACCGTGCGGAGTCGGTGTTGCTTTGGGGTCGTATTTTAGGTCCTGAGGCCCGTATG